TATTTTGTGGTACTCTTATAGTATCATTATCTTCTAATTTTGGAAATTTTAATCCCTCACGAGCCTCATTTGGGGTTATGATTCCTGTATTAACCAGAGTAGAATAATAAATAGCTTGTGTTCTGTTGTCTGGTTGTAGTGCGGGAACTACTAATCTATTAGGACGAATAGTAACACCGTTATTAAAGAAATGTGAAAATGCACTTCCAAACTGATTTAACATAGGTAATATAGTATGCAGATAAAATAATTTTTGATTAGCATCTATATTAGCATTATTTCCTGATTTTAGTAAAACGTATGGTACACCTAATGCTTTAGCCATATCCATCTGTATGCGTTCTATAGAATTTTCAAAGTCTAATTTATCAAAGCTTACTGCAGAAAAAGGATCAATTTTCAAACCCCCATCTAGGATAGCAGGATTTCTTGCTCCATCAAAAATAGTATTATAAGTAGAACGCCAAGATTCAAGAAGTCTCTGTTTTACTCTTTGAGATAATATATTATCAGTTGATAATACAAACCCTGGGAGTGCATTATTTTTAAAGAACTGTCTTTGAAATTTAATCATATAAAAGTATAATTCCATTAGCTTAAGCATAGACTTAAGTTTAGATGTACCTCTAAATATAGACTGATCATTTTCAGCCATTACATGTATAATCTCATCTGGAGCAAACTGAATAGCATCTGCTTTTCTAGTTTGTTTTCTGCCTGCAAAAAAACTATCATTTGTAGATTGATTAGTTATTAAATAATTGTAATGATTCACAAAAGTTTGGGGATCTGGTACTACTTCTACGTCGTTTGCAGGTAGTAAATAAACATCATTACCATCATAATAGAAAAAAGCGTTACCATCTAACATAAAATCTAAAAAGGCTCTTCTATAAAATCTAACTCTATCCTCGAAGGGATTAGGTTTTATGTTTAATAGTTTATTTACTTTTTTAGCAGGACTTTGGCCTTCTACAATAAAAGGTATTTCAACACATGCGTTAATAATCATCTCAACAGAACGATGAACAACTTCAATTTCTCTATATGCTTGTTCAAAATCAACAATTGTTTCTGGAGAAGCGTAAGGCTCTAAAGCAGCAACAGATGGTTGCGCTGGATTAAGCTTTTCAGCTACCCACTCCCTAAAACCCATTTTATCATCTGCCATTTTTCGTCCTTTGTATGTCTAACCAGTTTTTAATTTTAGGCGCTAAATGATTAGAATAAGTTTGCCCGTATATACTATGTAATTGTTTATGATGTTTAGAACATAACGTAAACAAATTTTTATGACTCAAATCATTCTCACAGTCTTTAGCAAAAATAACTCTTAATTCTTTAATTTTTTCAACACTAACTACTTCTTTTATACTATTCTTATCGCACCATTTACTGAATAATTCACTTACACTATATAAATGATGTAGTTCTAATTTAGTTTTACTACTACAGATATAGCAATCTTCTCTGGTTTTATAATCTTTTTTAATATAGTCTCGTATATACTTAATTGGAAATCTTTTTAAATCGCTCAATTACATTCCACCTCATATTATAATGCTCTGTATCTGTATTCAATCCTACATCATCTTCTGGTAAGTTTAACACTTTACCACTAACTGTGTCAAGATATTTTAAATTTAAATACTTTTTAAGTAAATAAGATACGATTATATCGTCTCCACGTTTAGGATAACCTATTTTTTCTATATCTTTTTTTACTAAATCTAATGCTGATTGTTTAATTAATGTTATAGCACCTACTATAAAATCTACTTTAGCATCCTCATTCCAATGATCTATTAATTCTTGATATGAATTAGCAGAATCTACACCTGATTTACCATACACTCCTACTATTGGTACTTGTTTATTATACATTTTCTTAACTAAAGAGGGGTGAGGCATTAAATCATCATCTACAATTAACTTATAGGACTCCTCATAGTCAAAACAACGTACCCATCTTTCCATGCACAACCAATTTTTTTCATTATTTATAACATCTATACCATTGCCTAGATAAGGAAAAGGTTCATTAGGATTATTATTAACCACAGTAACAGGCATTAAGGTTTTATATGTAGTAGCAATATTTAATACATTTTCAGATCTTTTATAGTTTAGTATTATTAATCTTATGTTATCCATAAATAGAAACACCACTCATTTTAGAGTGTGTATATATAGCATACCTAACAGAGTCACTTGGGTGAGAGGTCCAATCATGTATTGGTTTAGGATTTTCAGTATTAGGATTCCATCTGTAAGAGCTCATAGCAGAATAAGTATGTTTTCCTCCCATAGTGTCAAAATATAAATTATCGTTTTCTATTAAGGACTGTAAACAAGCTATGCCATCATTTACAGACTTAATAGCATTTTCACAATATATATCGTAGTCGTAAGCAAAATCAGCTTTTACTTGTTGTGCTGCGGAATCAATATAAATAGTTTCTATATTCCATCTATCTATTTGTTCTTGTATAGCAGAGGCTAACTCAGAAGTAGTAGATTCTTTAGATATATATTCATCTAGTATATAATAAGATGTACCATCATAACCTATAACAACAAATACATTCTCATCTCTATACCCAACATCGAGTCCTGCGATAATTTCCATGTATCTATTTTCTGCATAATCATCAATATGTTTTGTTTCATCTAAATACTCATATATCTGTGCTTCTGTAGTAGTCCACTCACACTCATATTCTTGTGCAAAAAGTGCTCTTGTAGAAGTTCTTTTAGCTTCCATAACATCTTTTTCAGATAGTAAAGGATTAGCTCTCCAAGTGTGTATAGAAGAGCCCCATTCATCATATTCATCATCTTTACCTCTCATAAAGTAGTTATATAAATAATTACCTTTACCACGTGGAGTAGAAATCCATAGGCATCTGGAGTCTTTAAAAGTAGATAGTGCAGGTCGTAAATCACGAGTAAAATACTCGTCATGAGGAATAATTGCGGCCTCATCTACAATTAGTAGATTAGCAGCACGACCAACTAAAGAGTCTCTATTATTAGCTGATAATAATCTAAATATAGAGCCATTAATTAACTTGACTACTTTATCTTTTTGATTAAACTTATCTACCTCAAGTTCCATATTTTTAATTAGATCAGTAACATAATCCCAAATAATAGAAGATAGTGAGAAGTTAGGAGCAACCACCATAACCTGTTGACCAGGCTCTAATAGTTTAGCAAAAGCTATAATAGCAGCAGAATAAGATTTACCAGTACGACGAGCTGCCACATGTACAAAAAATCTATTATCTTCTAAACCTTGTAACATAGCTTTTTGAGATTCGTTAAAAGTTACATTTTGAGGAAGTTTACTGCACAGCTTATGTACATTAATTTTAAAAAATTTATCATTCATTTAGGTAACATATTATATAGTACGGAGAAAACAGTTACTAATCCTGCTACAACGCCGCCAGCCCATAGCAAGGTGTGTAATGAAGTTTTACCTTTAGTAGCAAGTTCACTTACATCATTTAATTTTGCATGAATAACTTTAAGTTCTTTAGATATAGCATCCATGTTTTCCATAATAATCTTATGTCTAACTTCGCACACTGCTTCATGCGAAGAAATATTCGCTTTATTAGTCTGAGAACGTTCATGTAAAATGTCTAGTTCTGCTTGCACTTGATCTAACTCTCTTATGTTGTCTGACATAATTACTCCGCATAGTATTGCTATACTCTTTATTTATTTTGTTGTTTTATATTGTAATTTATTAGTGTTAGTCTATCTTTTCCATAACGAAATTCTGCGGTAGTAGGTACTTCTATTCTTTCATCATTTACGGTAGTAAAAAATCTCATTCTTCCTTCTGCAAATACGTCATCTTCTACAACATTTTTAATTGTTTTATAAAATAACTGACCTGGTAATCTATACTTAACTTTATATGTTAACATTTTTCCCTCCGTTAACTATTTATATTTTAATTATAAAGTTAACGACACTACTTGGCAAGGTTGTTGCCAAAGCAGGTACTGTTAGTGCGGGTACAGAGTGAGTGTGAGAGGAGTTAGTTACCCCAGTCAATGCGGTACCAGTAGCAGAGTCTTTTGCTGATGTAGCAAAAGTAGCTGTAGTAGTACTTAATGAGTTAGTTGTAGCACCTGTAGTAACACTACCAATTGTACCGGTAGCGTTGGTAATGACACTTGATGCAGCGGCAGAACCTGTTTCTGTACCAACAGTACCATTGTTAGAACCTTTACCAAGTAATACTCTATCTCTAAGGTCAGGAAGTCCAAAAGTACTTGAACCATCGCCTGTTCCATAAGCAGTAGATATTGCAGCAAATAGTCGTGCATAAGTACTTCTACTTACATTAGACCCATCGCAGAGTAACCAACCTGCATCAGGAGCTGCTGCTCCACCAAAAGCTATGATTGATCCTGAAGGCATAATTTCGAATCCACCTGCAGTAGATCCATCATGTACTATCAACCCTTCGGTTGCAGTATCATATGAGAGTTCGCCAGCAGCACCTGTAAATGCGTTATTCTGTGCGGTAGTACCTCTCCTAAGTTGTAGTGCTGTAGCCATTTATCGCTCCTTATTTATTTGCACAATCAAGTGTGCCTATTTTGTCAAGGTTATACTAACCTTTTTATCATATTTATTATTTAACGTCAATATATTTTATTTATTAGAGTGCGCCAAGATCAAGACCTAACACTTGACCAATAGGATCCATTAAATCGTACTTAGTTGAAGTAGCTATACCAAATGCATCTGTAGATGCGTCTGTTAAGTTACCTAAATCAGTGTTTTCTGTACCAGGAATTACAGAAGTCGAAGAGTTTTGATAACCTACTCCAGCTTCTAAATCTCCCCATTCTCCTGCATTTCCTGCATCATTAACTTTAAGAACTTGTCCTGCATCTCCTAAACTTGCAGGAAGGTTTACTGCAATGTCACGACCATCTACAGTTCCTGATACAACTATATTACCTGTTATACCTACACCTGTAGATGATGTTTCAAACTTTTTTGCATTGTTGTGATATATGTCTACTGCACCATCAGGAGTAGCAACCAACATATTTTCATCACCAGTTCTTTTAAGTAACTTGATTCCTGTGTCAGATCGTACACCGATAAAACCATCGCCTGTATCATCTATAAGAGCATTAGTACCATCATGAAAAATTGTAAAATCAGAGCCTGTACCAAATACAGCTTTAGTATTGTCTGAGAATATCAAACTATCTGCACTACTATCCCATGTCATATTACGAGAGGCAGTATCTCCATAAAGTATTACATCGTACCCTTGATCATCAGCACCTATAGTAAGAGTAGCATCAAGTTGAACCGCAGCGTTAATATCCAGTGCTTTATCAAACTTTACAGCTTCTGAACCATCAGTAGTAACAATAGTCATATAAGCAGTATCAGCTTCTTCAATTACTAAAGATGTTGCACTATTATCTAATACTTTGATAGAACTTGCTACAGGAAATTGTAGCGCTCCATCTCCTCCTGCAGATAAAGTAAGATCTCCTGCTATAAGGGCAGATCCAGCAATTGCTAAGTCATGAGCAGCAGGGCTAATATTACCAATAGACATATTACCACCTACATGCACGTTACCTGTAGCAGTACCATTACCAACTGTCATGGTAGCATTAGCAGCTAATGTAAGTTTATTTGTGGCATCTATTCCTAAACCGCCTAAGTATGAATGAACTTTTGTAGTCATAATAACCTTTCCTTACTGCTCATTTATAGAGCGCCTAAATCTAAAGATAGTGCTTGGCCACGAGGGTCCATTAAGTCATAAGAGGCAGTAGATGCTATGCCAAATGCATCTGTAGATGCGTCTGTTAAATTACCTAAGTCAGTATTTGTAGTGCCTGGAGGATCTAATATAGTAGTATTAGTACTATAGCCTAAACCTCCACCACCTGCAGCATCAGCCCATGCAATATCGGTACCATCACTTGTTAAGACTTGATCAGCACCGCCAGCAGCTAATCTAGCAGTAGCACCCGAAGCATTACCATATATAATAGAGCCTCTAGTTATTGCATTAAGTTGATTAAGTTCTGTAGTAGTAGTGCTTGCTACAGCAACCTTACCAGATCCGTCAGAGGCTAAAGCACGAGAAGTTGTTAGATTACCTGTAGTTATAGTTGAGACAGCCCCTGCTATATTAGCAACTCTTCTTGCCTCTATAGCAGTAGCTTCTGTAACTCCAGCAGTTAGTTGTGTTTGTATAGCCGAGCTAACCCCGTCTAAATAACCTACCTCTGTAGAAGTTACTGCTGATACAGCTACTTTTCCTGAACCATCTGATACTAAAGCTCGACTCGCTGTTAGATCTGCATCATCAATAGTTGTAGCTGCACCTGTTATAGTAGCCTGCTTAGAGTCAATCTGAGTTTGTATAGCTGAAGTTACGCCATCTACATACCCTAACTCTGTAGCAGTTACTGCAGAAGCAGCAACCTTTCCAGACCCATCCGATACTACAGCTCTAGAAGCTGTTAGATTACCTGTAGTAATTGTAGATACAGCTCCTGCAATATTAGCTGCTCTTCTTGCTTCAATAGCAGTAGATTCTGTGACTCCTGCAGTTAGCTGAGTCTGAATTGCAGAGCTAACTCCGTCTAAATAACCAATCTCGGTAGAAGTAACTGCTGATACAGCTACTTTACCAGATCCGTCAGAAACTATAGCTCTTGAAGCTGTTAGATCTGCGTCGTCAATAGTAGTAGCTGCACCTGTTATAGTAGCCTGCTTAGAGTCAATCTGAGTTTGGATAGCGCTGGTAACTCCATCTACATATCCTAACTCTGTAGCAGTTACTGCAGAAGCAGAAACTTTACCTGAGCCATCACTAACCAATGCCTTACTGGCACTAAGGTTACCAGTTGTTATAGTAGATACGGCTCCAGCAATATTAGCTACACGTCTTGCCTCAATAGCTGTAGCCTCTGTAGTAGTACCTTTTGTATCTAATTGAGTTTGAATTGCTGACGATACACCGTCTAAATAACCTATCTCAGTTGAAGTTACTGCAGAAATAGCAATTTTACCTGAACCATCACTAACTACCGCCCTTGAAGCTGTTAAATTGTCTTTATAAACAGTAGATACAGCACCTGAACGGTTATCTGTAATTGCAGTATTTAAATCTGCACCATTATATTTAACTGAGGTAGCAGTAAACTGTCCTACAGCTAAATTAGCAGCTCCAGTAGGGCTAATAGCAATATTAGAATCAGGATCTCTAGTTTCGGATAGTGTAAAAAACTTAGCTGACTCATCATAGTAGATAGCGGCGTTACCAGAGGTACCACGATTAAAGAATATACCTACATCTGCACTGGGGGCACCCGCTACAGCATTGGCAAGCATGATAAATCTGTCTTGAATTACTTTATTTTCTGAATTAACAGTTGTGGTATCGCCATTAACCGTTAAGTTACCTGTAACAACTAAGTCATCACTCATATTTACTTGACCAGTAAATGTAGCCCCAGCTAAAGGAGCTTTTGCATTTAATTGTGTTTGTATAGCAGAGCTAACACCATCAAGATAACCAATTTCTGTAGAAGTTACAGCAGATACAGCTACTTTCCCTGAACCGTCTGATACTACAGCTCTTGACGCTGTTAGATCTGCGTCATCAATAGTAGTAGCAGCCCCAGTAATAGTAGCTTGTTTAGAGTCAATTTGAGTCTGAATTGCAGAGGTAACTCCATCTACATATCCTAACTCTGTAGAAGTTACAGCAGATACAGCTACTTTACCACTTCCATCAGATACTAAAGCACGGCTAACAGTTAGATCTGCATCGTCAATAGTAGTTGCGGCTCCAGTAATAGTAGCTTGTTTAGAGTCAATTTGAGTTTGGATTGCGGAGCTCACACCATCTAGATAACCTATCTCAGTTGAAGTTACAGGAGATATAGCAACTTTACCTGAACCATCACTAACTACAGCTCTTGATGCAGTAAGATTACCAGTTGTAATTGTCGATACAGCTCCAGCAATGTTAGCTACTCTTCTTACTTCAACTGCATCAGCTGCTCCAGACGATGCAGCATTAGCAGTAGCTCTTGTATTAATATCGTTAAGTTGTGTTTGAAGTGCAGAAGTTACACCATCTACATATCCTAACTCTGTTGAGGTAACTGCTGATACTGCAACCTTACCTGAGCCATCTGATACTAAAGCACGACTTGCAGTTAGATCTGCGTCATCAATAGTAGTAGCAGCCCCAGTAATAGTAGCCTGCTTAGAATCAATCTGAGTCTGAATTGCAGAAGTTACACCATCTACATATCCTAACTCTGTTGAGGTAACTGCTGAGGCAGAAACTTTACCACTTCCATCAGATACTAAAGCTTTAGAAGCTGTTAGATTGCCTGTAGTAATTGTTGATACAGCCCCAGCAATGTTAGCTACTCGTCTTGCCTCAATAGCTGCATCTTCAGTGGTAGTACCTTTTGTATCTAATTGAGTTTGTATAGCACTTGATACACCATCTAAATATCCAAGCTCTGTTGAGGTAACCGCGGATACAGCAATCTTGCCTGATCCATCGGATACAACAGCACGAGAAGCTGTAAGGTCTGCAGTGGTAATTGAAGATACAGCACCTGCAATATTAGCTACACGTTTAGTCTCAACGGCTGTGGCATTAGCGGAAACTACGTCTATATTAGCATCTAATCGTGTATATGTCACGAAATCATTAGAAGCACTTGCAGTGGTAGCTATCTTAGTATCAATCTGAGTTTGCACACTAGAGGTAGCATCTAAAAATGCTAGTTCAGTGCTGGTAACTGAAGCAAGTGCAGCTACTTTACCCGACCCATCACTTACCAGTGCGCGTGAAGCAGTTAAATTACCAGTAGTAATAGTTGAAACCGCACCTTGAATGTTAGCAACTCTTCTTACTTCTACTGCAGCAGCTCCTGCGGCCGATGCAACATTATCTTGTACTAAATTAATATTAGCATTTAGTTGTGTATATGTAATAAAGTCATTTGAAGCTGAGTCGGTGGTTGCAATTTTAGTATCTAACTGAGTTTGAATTGCAGAAGATACGCCATCTAAATAACCAAGTTCTGTTGAAGTAACAGGCGATACTGCAACCTTACCGCTACCATCTGAAATAATGGCACGTCCTGTAGTTAAATTACCAGTAGTA